TCACCAGAAGTGTCAGCTTTAATATCTTCATGAGATTTGTATACTTTTGGATTAGCATTGAAGATACCCTTTTTAGCAACGAAAAATTTACCATCGCTTGGATCTAATCCTGCAAATATGGCGGGGGCCCCGTCCCACTTGACCGTAACGTCTACTGGTACCTTTGCGTTACCGGAAAGCATATCCCTAAGTGCTCGTAATGCGAGGATAGCCTGGCGGGCCCCCTTAACTCCACCGTCTAATACCAAGTCCTCAATATGTGTCATATGAGTATTCTTAGCTGCGGCCTCTGTTATGAGTTTTCTTTTAAAGCTTAACATTTATTTTTACCTTTAAGTTACTATATCCCTTGATGAGTCTATGGTACATCATCTTTGGTATGTAATAAGTATTATTTTCCTCGAGAAGTATTGGCAAACACCCGTTATATTGTAACTGCCATGCTTGTCCTTCTAATACTTCTATTTCTCTATTTTCTTTGTCACGGTGCCATACATATTCTTTCTGATCATCTCCAACATTAAACAGTCTAATGTTGTTTCGATCAGTATAAGGCTTACCAGAAATAATTTCCACCACCTGATAATCCTAAATCTTTTGCGTACTTGGGTAACCTACAAGCCCAGTATCCAGCAGCTAATTTATCGGTTTTTGTTTCGCAATTATGTCTAGCTGCGAAACTTTTAGCTGCTTCTTTATCGTTAATTTTGGATGAAAGCCCGCCTTTTTTATCTCCAAAATTAATTTTCTTAACATTACCAGTTGATGGATCCCTAACATACACTACGTATTTAGTAGGTCCACCTGATCTTTTTGGTTTATTTAATTCGGGTTCCTTTTCCTCAAGCATAGGTTGCTCTAGAGGAACATTAGTACCTTCATATAGTCCAAAAGATTGATTATACTCGGTAAACGTTTTCATATATTAGCCGTACATCTTTGCGAATGTTTTAAGGTCAAGTGTTTCAAATCCACCATTGGAATCAACAACCTTAAATGCTAACTTGCCTTTAAGTATTACAGCTTTAGCGGTATATGTACCTATTTGACTTCCATTAGAACGTCTTAAACCAGAAATTTCAGAACCGTATATCGATAGACCTTTCATTTTTGGTGCTTTAGCTTCTTCAACTTCTTCTTTTCTTAATTCTGTAAATTGTTTCATTTTTATTTTCCTTTAATCGTTCTTACTACTTTAGATATAATCATCTTTAAAGCAGTAAAGTATGCCCATCCATACCCATAAAATATATGGAATGTATGATTTTTTTCTATAGCAGATTTAGGACCAAACTTCTTAGTCCAGTTATCTACCCATTCTCCTTTGTATCTTAGTACGGCGTGTGATATTTTCCATTTACTTGGACCAACACAACAAATACCAGCTTGATGAGTGATTAACATCCACCACATTTTTAAATGGCTTTCGCCACAAAGTCTGTAAAGAATTGAAAGAGCGTAGTCTTCACAATCACCTACATATTTACCTTCAGCATCTTCGGAATATATAATCTTCCAAGCATCTGCCATACCATATTGTTCTTTGTCTTTTCTGTATTTCCATTTTTTATTAAATGAAGCTACAATATTATTTCTAGTTTTATTATCCATTTTTTTGTCCCTTTATCCATCTAACTGCAATGGAATTTTCAGGAGCCTTTTGAGCCCAAGTTTGTATTTTTTTGTAAGCATCAGTTGTTGCTTTCTCTATATTAGAACCTTCAGAATTATCTACAATTGTCATTCTACTTCGAAATAGCGATTGGAATTTACCAATGTTTTTTTGAACTCCATCCCACATTTTCTTTACCATATCGTCTGGTAAAGATCTACTTCTCATATTATTTCTTTTCTGAGCAGTTTCTAAATCCGTATTAACAAATATCATATGTACAGCATAACCTATTTCTCTTAACATATCTACTTGTTTTTTAATCTTTGCGTAGTCTTTTCCAGTGCCGTCTACTACAATACCATTTCTTCCTTCTAAAGCTATATTCATAATTTTACCAGTTAAAGCTTTTGCTGAAGCTCTTACTGCTTGGCCCTGTGCTGAAGCTATATCTTCTGGAGCTGTTGTTAATCCAGCTTTTTTTAATCCTTTTTCAAAAGCTTCATCTGAATTGATTAACCTAAACCCTAAGGCTTTAAGAGCAGTTTTACCAACTACAAAAGATTTACCAGAACCTGGTCCACCAGCTAAAAATACAGCTTTAAATATAGAAGGGTCATTAACACCTTCTGCAATAAAAGTTTTAAACGATTTCATTATTTCTTTTTTAAATCATATCTAAATGATTTATCTTTATTTTGACCTTTTTTAGTAACACCATATCCAGCCATTTTAGCTAGTTGTTGCAATATTGGCCAGTTTCTTTCATGTTGATTTTTTCTTTTAGCTTTTAGCACATCATCTTTTATTTTACTAAAAAATGTATCAATCATATCCATGTCGTTCATAACCAAAGGTGCTTCATCTACTTGTAATGCAGACTCTTTTATTTTTGATTCTAATGTTTTATATTCCATTATTGATATACCTTTACATATGCACTAGAATCTTCTGATTTTGATCCAGCGTAGTTAACAATTTTTGTAATCCATCTATTAGCTTTAGGCCCTGAATTTATATCTGCATAATATAAAACATACAAACATGCTAGTTTTGATGCTATCCAATATACATCTTTTTTTGCTATTTCCTTTTCAAAAGTTTCAACACTATCATTTTTATAAAAGTGATTATACAAATTATAAAATATAGCTATGTCTCTAGATTTGCCTTTAACAATATTCTTAGCTATTTTATTTATAACCTTATTGTCAGGTACCTTTTTTCTAAAAACTTGTTTTATAGCTTCAGCCATTATACCATACCCAACTCCACCACCTCTAGCGGTTTTAAGAACAATTTCTCCTTTAATCGCAGCTCCTGCTGATCCAGATCTAAATGCGATTTTACCGGTATCAAATATGATAGTTCCACCCTTGTTATCCCAAAATGTTCCACGAGTTTCGCCTTGAAATATAATGGATTTAATTTTATGATCGTCAGTATCAGGTGGTAGTTTGATATTATATTCTTTAGCTTTGGCTGTCTTCTTAACAAGTTTAAGAGATATAGCAACTACCTTTCTATCAACAAAGTTTTGTAATAGTGCTTTATTATAACTTGAAATATTTTCGGGATTGAGTGCTTTACTAACACTAATTGATTTATCAATGGCCCAGATATCGCCTGGGTTCCATTTATCATCTTTGACTGGTTTTTGATCTGAATTTTTATATGCTACATTTTTTAAAGCATATATAGTATTCATCTCTTTACTGTTTCTGTGTAATTTGTGAGACTTATTGATATATCCCTGCTTAATTAAAAGTACTGATGACTCGTATGAAGAATGAAACCATCCATCTTCCACAGATAATACTTCATCTAATGTTGCATCAACATCAACTTGCTTATAAGCAGCTTTAAGTATATCAGGATTTTGAAAGAATTCTTCAGATTGTATACCATGATCTAGCATTGCTTGGCATAAGACACATTGGTGTGATTCAGTAATTTTGGTATTAAGTGTCCCACCACCGGAACCTCCACCACCACCAAATACAGAACTTTTTCCAAGATCTGAAGAACTAATAGTTTTACCATCACCATGCAAATTAAATGGTTTACCTAATTTTTTAAATATTTCAATTTGCGATATCGCATCGTCGATATCAGTAACTACAAAAGTACCACCCTTAGCCAATTCTAAAGGTTTATTATCTCTTATAAGTCTAACTAAAATATCTAGACGATCTTCGCCCGTAATTGAATTAGGTTTCTTTAATTCACCTGGAGTTAGTTTTACGGCTTCTTTAATAGAGCCTAAATTAAAATTTTTAAATGCTAACATAAATATCCCTGTTGGTATATCTATTTATACATTTTCAAAGGTCTTCTTTTACATTAACCCATGGATCATGATCAAAAAATGGGTTTGGTTTAATGTTACCTTTGTCATCATAACAGATAATTTTTTTATTGTATAAGATTTCTAAAGCAGCTTCTGCTCCTTCTTTGCGACCAATTTTATAGGATGACCATGCACAACCAACTGCAGCCAACATAATTATAAAAGTATATAATTCAATCATGACTTGCTATTTTCTCCACTATAATTTGGTAACCTTCCTCTTTCATACGTTGAGCAAATACCGCAGCAGTTTCCTCTAGTTCATAGAGATATTCTGCTACGATATGACCCTTCTTCTTTGCTATGACTTTAAAAATCACCTGGTGCTACCTGTAAACATTTTAATCCTTTAGATCTCCACATGTCGACAACTCTTTGTCTATCATCCATAATAAATTGAACACTCCAATGATCTTCAACATGATCTTGAAACATTTCCCATTTAACAATAGAGTCTTCTCTAGAGTCCTTATCCTTACGTGTAAAAATATGATCAAATGGTACTTTATGTCTCTTCAACCAATTTCTACAGATAAGTTCTGAAGAAGCTGGTCTTGCAGTAAAGATAATAATAGTATGATCTGCCGAAAACCTTTGTATGATATCAGATACGACAAGATCTAATCCATCTTCGCTGGCTCTAGACCAGTCGTGTGGATCTCTATCAGTAAATCCATCTCGATGACACAAAGTTCCATCCATGTCTACCAAAATAGCTGGTGGATGTGTAATTATTTTTTCCATTCCAGTCTCCTTAAATAAATTTTGTTGATGCATAGATCAACACCCGCTAGTAATGTGAACATAAGCTTCATCACATTCATTAATATTTTTGCCGCATAAACACTCATCTGATTCTTTAATAGATGGTGCTCCTACCATATCTCTAATTTGAGATTCAGTATATCTTTGTTCGCCATCTCTGACTGATTGTTTAGCAAGTATTTCTTCTGGCTTTGCAAATGGTGTTACGATAAATTTCTTCATTATGCACCTCCATTTATAGGTCTTGCATTACCTCTAGCAAGACCACCTGAGTGATCTGCTAAGTAATGAGGTCCAGTCCAAGCTACACTGTAAGTTTCGAAGATGTTTCCTCTAGCTTTGTTAGTAGCTGGAGCATTTCTTCCTGCTGCTTTAAGAAGATCACCAACTTGGAACTTTTTATTTCCTTTATTGATGAATCCCCAAACCGATCTTTCAGTCTCAACTCTAATGTATTTAGAGCCTTCGTGAAATGTTACATTCTCTGCAAACTTCGCAACACCTTCTTCGGCATCATGAAACTTTGCAGTAAATCTAGCATAATCTGCTACGATTGCTTCTTTTAGTGTTTGTATTTGTTTTTCCATTAAATTAACTCCTTATTTAATTATTTAATATAGATATTATAACACAGTTTTCGGCAAATGTAAACAGTTTTTTTCATTTATTTTCACTTTTTTTACATAGGAGTAAAGATCTTATCAATGATTTTGCCACATTCTTTTGCAATTTTGATGTGTTCTAATTGAGTACCATGTTCAGAACGTAGCTCTATATAGTGAATCCAGCTTCTTAGAGTCCCATTAACATACATTCTAGACATAGTTAGGCCTTCAGGTAATACCGCTCTAGCCTGCTCTTTAGCAATACCAGCTTCAATTGCCCAATTATAAGCAGTTTTACACCTTTCTATAATTGTTTCTTGGTATGATTCCCACACATAATTAATAGGATCATCACTATCTAGCTCTATAGAATTCTGTCGATTCTTCTTATCTTGTAAACGCGCTTCTCGTGTTGTAAACTTTAGATCGTTAGTTGGATCTGCGTATCTTTGACTAAACTCTTGAAACGAAAATGATCTATGTCGTAAGATTTGACGTGCAATATCTCGTGGACAATTAATCTCTAAACATACGGAAACCATTTCTAATGGAGACCAATGTTTATGCTTCATGAGATATTTAACCAGCTTCTCGGCTGATTCTTCATTGTGCTGATTTTCAGGGTTAGATACCCTAGCACAATAGGCAACCAGCTGTAAAACATCGTTTGGAATATCGAAGTCTACAGCTGGTTGTGAATATGATATGAGTTTCACATCCATCATAATAAATTACTTTCCTTAACTTTCAGATTTAACTAAAGTGTAAATGCCCCAAGCAAGACCAACCCAAGCTGCAAGCTTAGCTAATCCACCAAATAAAATAACAGAACCACATACTGCTATGAGACCTAGACCATCAAGTGATGTTCTTTCTCCAATTCTGCCCATAATCCAATCTTTTGCTTTTAAAAACATATTTTTCTCCTAAGTTTTAAAATCAGCGAACGTGTCTTTGTTTTCTCTATCGCCCCACGTTGCTATAGGTTTGTCGGGTGCCATATCTGACATAATATCAGTTTGAGCCGACTCTTCTACGTCGTAAAGTTTCATTCTAGCTCGATCAATACCAATTACAAATCTCTTGTATCTAGTAGGATCATTATAACGATTCTTCAATTGTTTAACCATTAACTGTCCGAGTTCTTCTAATTCCTCTGTAGAAATTAAAGCAAACATCAAATCAGCAGTTGCTGGTAAACCAAACGATTCCGAAGTATCTTCCAATCCGACATCAGTATTACTAAAACCAGATCGTGTTGTTTGCGTTGCACTCACGATTGGAAGATTAAATTCCACCGCTAAACCTCTTAGCTCTTCAGCTATAGATTTAATGTAGGAATAACTATTTATACTTCCACCCATAGCTTTCATACGAGAAGATGAACAAATATTCAAATAATCTAAATAAATAATATCAGGTTTGAAATTCTTTTTAAGTTTTAATTCATTAAGTAATGCTCTAAAGTGACCAGTATGAGCTGCACCAGTAGGATATTCTTTAACGATTAGTTTACCTATAGACCCTTTACCAATCTTTTCAATTTTAGAATCAAATACATTCTTTGGTAGTGTTTCTAATTGTTGGATTGGTAAATCCATAAGGTTAGCATCAATACGTTCAGCAATTCTTTCCTCAGCCATTTCCATGGTAATGTATAAAACATTCTTTCCTAATTCAAGATTTGCTGCTGCGCAATGACACATGAAGAGTGACTTACCTACGCCTGTGCCGGCCATAGCAATGTTCAAGGTCTTATTCGGTAAGCCACCCTTAGTAATTTTATTAAAGTAATCTAAATCAAAAGGAGTCCTGCTTTCTTTTGTATTATAGAATTCAAAACGGTCATCAGAATTATCAATATAATCGTGACCAATGTTTGGATCAAATGAAACACCCAATGCTTCATTTAATATTTGAGGGATAGCTCCATCACCTCTTTCAGAATCTTTTCCATCAATGATTTGAATAGAATCCATAATAGCATTATAGACTGCTCTATCTTTACACCATTTTTCTGACTCATTAATAAGATAACCCATATCAATATCTGATCTTTCTTTTAACTCATTAATAAGTTGTTGTGTTCTATTTAGAACATCTTCAGGAGCACTTACCTTTTTTAATTCAAGGTCAAGTACTTTACCTGATGGGATTTTGTTATGTGCATTAACAAAAGATACAATAAGGTCAAACACAACCTTGTGTTCTTGCTCAAAGTATTCTTTCTTTAAAAACGGTATTACTCTACGGCAGTATGCTTCATCATTAATCAGATGATTGAGTATCTGCGTCGGTATTTGATTTGTTATTTCCAATATAGGCTCCATTATCTAGTGAATCTTCGATGGCATGTTGTAGCACACCACCAAGATAATTCTTAAAATTAATATCATTCAATAAGTCGTCTTCTTCAAATCCTTTTGAATCGACGACATTGTAGGTAAATGCAAGAGTTGCCATATTAAGCTCAGGTGATTCTTTTACAGAAACCTGACCATATATATACCTAACTCCTTTCCATTTTCCTGTTAAGAGTTCAATAGCATACCAATTTTCTTCATTGGATTCTATGAACTTATAATCACTTTGGGTTATAACACTATTCGGCATCAGTAAAGTCCATATAGTCTACATCTAGCATTGGCTTATGACCAATTTGATATTGGCTTTTTATAAACTTTTTAAAGTCAGTACCTTCAAAAATAGGATCCCAGAACTCTTTTTCAATAGTATCCTTAGCTCTTACTTTCGGATCAAGTAACTCTCCAGTTTCTTTATCAACTCTACAATACCAACCATTGGAAGGCTTAGCAACATAATTACCAGCCAAAGCAACATCCAGTAAACCAGAATAAGTTTCAATACCACCTTCCCATGTAACTGAGATAGGTACTTTTGATTTTTCTCTAACAAATCTTGATTTCTCTACATTAATTACAAAATGGTAACCTTTGATTTCCATACCAACCTTTTCTTGTTTTCTTCCGATAATCCAAATATTATCAGCTGAATAATAGATACCTGTTCCACCTGAAACTACTGCTTTAGGAAACAAACCAATCTCTTGATATGTATGGTTAACAGCAAGTAAAGGAACATTCTTCATAGTTAAATAAGGAGTAACCATTCGGAATAATCCTTTTAATGCTTTAGCTCTTGACATATCAGCTACTGATTTTTCATTTAAAGCATCTTCTAATTCTTTCTTAGATGCAAGGTTACCAATAGAATCAATTACAATACAAACTTTATCATTACGATCAATGTTTTCTAATTGTCCAACTAAGTCAAACTTAAGTTGTTCAACATCTGTAATTGGTGTATGTAATACCCTAGTTGGATCAATATCAAATGATTCAAAGTATGATTGTGGTGAACCAAATTCAGAATCATAAAATAGTAATACAGCATCACTATGCTCTTTTAAATATGCACTTGCCATAAGTAAAGCAAACGATGTTTTAAAGTGTTTACTTGGACCAGCTAAAACTGTTAATCCACTAGTTAATCCGCCTTCAGTATCACCTGATAGTGCAACATTAATCATAGGGACATTAGTCTTAACAAAATCCTGTTCGCCAAAAAATATACTTTCTGACAATATATCAGTAGTTTTAATCTTTGAATTCTTTTTTAGTTTATCCATTATAGACATTATTTTCTTCTCCTAGACCTATCTGGTCCTAATTTCATTGATCTTTCTTGTTTACGCCAGCGTCCAATTGCTTCTGCCTTTTTCCTTTTTCTTTTGGCAGTTGGTTTTTCATAGAATTCTCTACGTCTTACCTCTTGCACAATACCAGCTCTTTCGCATGCTTTTTTAAATTTTCTTAAAGCTACATCAAAAGGCATTTCTTTAGGTGGTCTTTTATCTTTAGGATTCCTATTCTTCTTTGGTCTTAAATCTATACTAGGCAACGAACTGATCTCCCGGTTCCCAACCACAGCCAGTTAAACCGCCTGCCTTGAGTGCCTGAATTGTTCTTAATAGCTCATTAACATCTCTTCCAGTATCCATAGCATTCATAGATGTATGTTGAATAACACCTTCGGGATCAATAATAAACGTAGCTCTTTCAGCTACAAATTGCTCCATATTAACTATTTCACATGTATTAGTTAATACTAATCCACAATCAGCAGCAAGTGTATGTCTAATTGAACCAATAAGTTCATTAGACATTTTCCAGTTGAGTTTGCAATACTCATTATCACCGGAAACTCCCATCACAATAGCTTCATCACACAATTTATCCATTTCACTGATTTCAGTTGGACAAATAAAGGTAAAGTCTTTTGGATAGAAATATATTACAGCCCAAGATCCAGTCATATCGTCTGACTTTACTTGTACTATTTGATTTTCCGAATTTACTCCATTGAGAATAAATTCCGGAAATTTTACATTTACATTTAACATAAGTTCTCCATTTGTTAATATATCTATTATAACATAAATTGGTCCAATTGTAAAGGACTTTTTTCATATTCATAGGTTTTTTTCTTGTTATCTTGTATCAAGAAATCCGTATCTATTAGATCTAATTGACCTGCTAGATATTTTTTAACCATTCGAGCTGGATGCTCGGCAGTAGTAACTGGAACATTTTGACATATATGATTAAGAGATCTCTTAGGGTTTAAGAGTTCAAAATCAGTAGGAAGCTTCATAATTGATAAAGCTTCTCTTACGGTTAAAAATCTGTCTTCGTCTGGATGAGTTAGGTTTGTTGGCATATGACCAACAAAAGCACCAATTTTATCTTTAGGTATTTCTACGCCTTTTCTCATAATATTGCCACCTGCTTTGAGTTTATGGTATTGCCTATCACATTTCTTTGCAACAGTATCATACCCATTTTCTCGCATCCATTTAGCAACGACTTTATAATTTGTTCTTTCTTCAATATAATCTTGTAGACCAACTGATTTAGTAATCTTTGACGCAAACTGAGCGTGAGTAATACCGCCTTCTAGTTCTTCTAAAATATATCTATAGTATGGTTCTTCAGATGGTATTTTGTCATTAGTTAGAATCATACTCATAGGATCATTAGCATCTTCATGAACAGCTCTAATATCATCTGCAATTGTTGATGGTTTTAAATCTACATATTCCATCAAAGGTACTCTATCACCTTTCCAAAAGAAATAAAATGTACGATCTCTTACTTGGCTTAAACCGTGCAATAGAGATTTAGTTTTGTATATACTGAATGTATACCCATTGGCTTCACCAATCTTTCTTAATCTTCGTACAACTGGTTCACCCATTTTAGATGCTAGTCTTGGAGCATTTTCTCCCCAGAAAACTCTTGGTTGTACTTCACTTAAAACATATTCAGCAGATTTAATCATCCAATCGTTCATTGGACTGTTACTTGCAGCTTGTGGACTAAGAGAACTTAGACCGGCACAAGGACATACAGTATTAACTACATCAACACTTTCAGTATGTTTCTCTCCTTGTGAGAGATTCAAATATGGAATTTCATTATTATAATAATTTCTTAAATGCTCTTCATTAGCTTGAAAGCCATCAAAGGTTAAAAAATATTTTGGTTTTGTTTTAAAAACGTTTTCCATTGCGATGGTTTCTCCACCAATCAATGGAACTATGCTTGCCCATGTATTCATATTAAAAAAATTCCTCAAGTGTATTTGTTTCTTTTATACCAGTCCAATATGGATAGTACTCTCTGGATAAATGGATTGATTGTGGTTTTTCCATATAATCAAAATCCAATTCTCCTTTTTTATTTAATAGATAATTTGTCCATTTAATTCCTAAACCAGAATCATGAATAATTTCGTTAAATAACTTTCGAGCATTATTACGCTCTTCCCAAGTGCCATGGAAGGGTTGTTTATTATAAAAACCAGATTTTGGTATTTTTCTAGTCTCATTCTCGATTGGGAGAAGCTCGTAAATTCGACCTGGAACAGATAAGTTATTCACCTCCGTTACATATCGTTCAGCAAGATCTTTTACGTTCTTCTCCCAACCGCCTTCCAACCTACATACATGATGCCTAATATCTATATTACCAAAATAGAATTCTACCGGTCCTTCGGTTTCTATTCGAATAAAAGATTCAAGGCCTTCATTAAGTGCACCATTTAACGTTTTAAACGGAACACTATTTACTGTCCAACCTGGACGATACATACATATTGAATGCGAATCTCCAACTACTAGATTTTTAGTTTTATTCGGGTAATCGACTCTTTCAGCTTCATTGAACATGCGTTCAAGATTTTCGATATCCACATCATTCCATTCGGGTTGTACTTCTTTCTTAGCAGATTCAAGTTTTGATTGAAGCTGTTGGTGATACGGTGGAAAGTCCATTCCAATTGAATAAACTTTACCTTTGAACTTAGAAAAGTTAACAGTGTTTTTAACATATGGAAAGCCATAGACCCCACCAAACATATTAATGCCACCAGACCAGTCACTCCCATGATAAACCCAAAGAGCATCATAATAA